ATGCTGTAAAGACTTTCTTTGGTTTCTTTGGTGATGGTGATGCTGTCAAGGGTTTCGCTAATGTTGCTTCTGCTCTTGTAAAAGCGTTGCCTGCTTTGATTGCTCTAAAAGGTATTATGACTTTGGCTTCAGGTGGTAAGGCTATTGCAAGTTTGGTTTCTGCTATAACTTTGATTCAAGGTAAAAGTCCTATTTCGGCAGTTGACGATGTTACTAGTGCTGTTCCTCTTTTGAAGGTTGCTGCTGCTTCTCAGGTTGCAACTTTGACTGCAGCTACTATTGCTGAACAAGGTATCAACGCTCAGGCAGGCAAAACAGGTCAAACATTCAACATTGTTGGAAGCACTTTTACAGGCACTATGGCTTTGCCTAGAACTGCTGGAGCAACAAACTTTAAAGATGCGTTTCTAGGTAAACCTGCAACTAATGTAACTATCAACGTGACTAAGGCTGACCCTAAAGCAACTGTTGATGCTGTTGCTTCTTACTTGAAGCAAAATGGTAGTTTGCCTTTTACTGGTAAAGCTGGCAGATAATGCCTTTGCCTACTTATGTTGTTGAGTTACAGTTTGGATCTAGTGGTTACATTGATGTAACTGAGTATGTTCAAAACGTCAGTATCAACAGGGGTATCAACCGTAATCTGGATGATTTTACTGCAGGTAGCGTTTCAGTTACTTTTGTAAACAATAATCGTGTCTTTGACCCACTAAACACTTCTAGCCCTTTATGGTATGCGGCTGGTGGTTACACTATCGTTCAACCTGCAGGGCGTATCAGGATTAGCAGTAACGGTGTCAGAAGGTTTACAGGGTTTGTGCAGGACTGGGACTTCAACTATGAAGATGCAGGGTTTGACGGTACAGCTACAGTCACAGCGTTAGACATGATGTATCGGGTCAGTAACGCTTCTTTTACTGGTGGAACTGCTTGGCAGGTTGAGTCAACTTCTGACCGTATCAAGACTGTCATGAACTATAACGGTTTTGGTGCGTTTGAATACGCTGGAGTTCGTGGTGGGCAGACTTTGCTTGGCTATGATGTGAACTCTCCTGGCGATAACGTTTTGGCTTACCTTCAGAATGTGGCTAGGAGTGAGCCTGCAGATTTTTTCAGCAACGCTTCGGCAGTTATGCAGCTAAAGGATCGTAGTTTCACTAACTATGCGTGGACTAATTCTATGCGATATAACTTTGTTGCTTACCCTGCTACAGCCACGCTTATCAGTAACGACAACTTGTTTACAGGCTGGAGTTTGATTGGAAGTCAGACTACTGCTATCCCTAGCTTGTATGGTGGCCCTTTATGGCGTGGTGGAACTGTCGTTGATGTTGAAGTGCCTTCAGACTCTATTGTTGGGTTCGAGTATAAGGATGTTACCCCTAGCAGATACAACGAAACAGGTTTGACATACACTTTTGCAGGCAGTCTTAGGGGTGTTTCAGGGACATACAACATTTCAGCGTTTCTACTTGATGACAGTGGGGCTGTAACTGATTCAACAGCGATAACTGTTTCTTCTACAGCAACAACACAATGGGTGAACTATCAGGCAACTTTGACTGCTGCAGGTTCTTCAGTGGGTGGAGTGCAGTTTGTCGCTAACGTCACCGGTGGAACAAGTTTTACTGTGTATGGTGATGGTTTCATTATTGAGCCTGCAGGCACTAGCGTTAACTACTTTGACGGAACATACAACCCTTACACTACGACTGCAACAACAGATTATGAAGTGGCTTGGAGTGGCGATGTTTATGCAAGTCAGTCAGGGTTGCTCACAAGCGTTTCAACAGCGATAACTAGCCCTACAGTTCTAACTTTTGCAGACTCAAACAGCCAGGGCACAGCCTACGGAAACGGTACAGGTATTCCGTTTACTGATCTAGAAGTTGTTTATGCTTCTGAGCAGTTGTATAACAAAGTTCAGGTTGTGGGCGTGAACGCTACAGCTGTGGTTGAAGATACTGCTAGTCAGTTGCTTTATGGGTTGCGTGGGTATGGGCAGACAGATAACCTAACGACTTCTACAACTAAGCCTGCAAGTATTGCTGCAGCGTTTCTAGGTGAGTTCCGTTTGCCTGAATACAGGGCACAGGCGTTGACTGTTGCTTTAGAGTCTTTGACTACAACTCAACAAACAGCGGTGCTTGGTATTGAGATTCGTGACGTCGTTAGGGTTTGTTTTCAACCTTCAGCTCAGGGTGGTGTTGTAGATAAGTTTTATCAGGTGCTTGGTGTCAACGCTAACGTTGATGTTGAGCGTGATGCGATTACACTAAATCTGGCTTCGTTAGATAACCTACCCTTTAGACTTGACTCGCCTTATCTTGGTGTCTTAGACACAGGTATTTTGGCATAGTAAAATAAGGGTTTAGGAGAATAATTATGGCTGCAACTAAAGTGTTTACTATTGGCGAAGTGCTTACTGCCAGTGATCTAAATGGCAACTTCAGCAAACTACCTTTTGCGACTTCAGCGTTTAGTTTCACTTATGGCACTGCTATTGCCCCTAACGCTGCTGTCACTGTTGCTGTTGTGTTTCCTGTGGCTAGGTTTAGCGTTGCCCCGATTGTTACTGTTTCAACAAGCGACCAAATGTTGACTGCTTACGTATCTGCGATTGGTTCAGGTACAGCAACTATTGGGCTTAGGAATAACGGTTCAGGTTCTAGCGGTACAGCCATCGTTACAGGGTTTGCTGTTCAAATGTCTTCCGGTACAGCTGCAGGATAAGGGGAATGACTATGTTGACTTGTAAGACAGAGAACTGCCCTATGGGTGCTGAGAAACATCCTGCACATCCTGAAGGGTTAGCGTTGATTTGCTGTTTCTGTTCGCAGGAGTTGACTGAAGATGAGTGAGCCTACAAAGCCAACTAATCAGACTCTCTTGTTGCAGATTGTTCGTGACATAGAGATACTGAAGGCAAACAGTATTCAAATTCTTGAGTCTTCACGTGATCATGAGAATCGTATTCGTGAGCTTGAAAAGCAGATAAACCGTAACGCTTGGATGCCTGCTTTGATTACAGCGGTTATAACTTCAATACTAATTTTGGCTGTTACGAAAGGTTTAGGTTTCTAAATGATTACTCCAGGAGCATTTGACATCACTTGTTTTCAAGGTGCAGACTTTGACCAACAGTTTGTCGTTAGTCAGGGTGGTACAGCGTTGAACTGGACAGGCTACACTGCTCGTATGCAGGTTCGTGAAGCAGCCGATGCGACAGCGACACTACTTGATTTGAACACTGACGGTTCAGGTATTGTTTTGGGTGGAACTGCAGGGACTATCACTGTTGTTGTTACTTCAACTCAGTCAGCTGCTATCCCTTCAGGTAGTTTCGCTTATGACCTTGAACTGGTTTCTTCAGGTGCACAGGTGACAAGACTTTTGCAGGGTTCTTTCAATGTTGTAGGGAATGTGACTAGATGAGCAACACAAACATAACAACTACTACTGAAACAACTACTGTCGTTGTTGAAGAAAACATTGTCCGTATTGAACTGAATAACATTGGTGTTCAGGGTGTACCTGGGGCGAATAATGACCCTACTTATGTGACTGTTCGCAACGCTACAGGTGCAACACTGCCTAAAGGAACTATTGTTTACATTTCTGGGGCTAACGGAAACAACGTTCAAGTAACCCCTGCCATAGCAACTAGCGATGCTACTTCTGCAAGAACTCTAGGCTGGTTGAGTGCAGCTATAGCAAACAACGCTTCAGGTTTATGTATGGTTGAAGGCTACCTTGAAGGCATAAACACTCAAAGTTTCAATGCAGGTGATCAACTGTATCTATCTGGAACTGTTGCAGGTGGCTTTACTGCCACTAAACCTGTCGCACCTATACATCTCGTTTATGTTGGTGTTGTAACAAAGAAAAGTGCAGGCGATGGACACGTTTTCGTTAAGGTGCAAAACGGTTATGAGTTAAACGAACTGCATGACGTGCTCATTACTTCACCTACAAACAATCAGGTTTTGGCATACGATTCTGCTACACAACTTTGGAAGAACGCTGTAAACGCTCCTGACGGTGTTACAAGCATTACTGCTACTGCTCCCCTAACAGGTGGCACTATTACAAGCACAGGTTCTATCGGTTTAGATCAGACTGCTCTAAGTATCACTAAATCTCAAGTTTCAGACTTTACTTCAGGCACTGTAACTTCTGCTTCAACTGCTCAACAGGCAGGCACTGCTGTTTATGCTGTCAACGCAGGTACAGCAGTATATTCAACGACTTCGGGAACTGCTGTTTATTCTGTCAACTCAGGTACAGCTGTAACAATCTCAGGTTCAATCACTAAGTCACAGGTCAGCGACTTCACTTCAGGCACAGTAGCCCAGGCAGATAACGCTACAAATGCAGGCACAGCAGTTTATGCAACGAACTCTGGTACTGCAGTATTTGCCACAACTGCAGGAACATCAACAACAATCTCAGGTGACATTACACGTAGTCAGGTTAGCGATTTTGCTTCAGGAACTGTAGCTCAGGCAGGAACAGCAACATACGCTGTCAACTCAGGTACAGCAGTATTTGCAACTAACTCAGGTACAGCAGTATTTGCAACAAATGCAGGAACATCTGTAAACGTGTCAGGTTCAGCAATCACACAATCACAAATAGTCAACCTAGTAAGCGATCTAGCAGGCAAAGCAAATCTTGCAGGTGGCAATACATTCACAGGTGTACAAACACTAAATGCGAGTGCAATTACTGACGTGCCTCTAACCTCAAATGGTCTTACAGGGCAAACTGCTAACCTTGCAGAGTTTAAAGTAAACAATTCATCTCTTGCATTAGTAACTTCGGGTGGAACCATTAGAGCATCTGGTCGTTTGACTGCTGGTTCAGTTTCTTTGCAGGATGCAACTCTTAGCGTTTACAACTTATCTGCTGCAACTATTGGTGCAGTTATTCGTGGTGCTGCAAGTCAAACAGGCAATTTATTAGTTTTGCAGAACTCGGCAGGTAATATTCAGGCAAGTTTTGACCCTAGTGGTCAGTTACGTGCTCCAGCTTGGCTAAACCCTAACTCATTCAGCAACTCTAGAATCAGGGTTCTTGATACTGGAACACGCATTGACACAGGTATCGCAGGTAACTTATCTTTACAGATTCAAAACACTAATGCCAGTCCAACAGGAAACCTTACTGAATGGCTTAATACTTCAGGAACAGTATTAGCAAGCGTTACAGCAGTTGGACAAATTCGAGGGGCTGGGCTAGCTGGTTTAGATGGTGCAACTTCTTTACTGCTATCAACTAACCGAAATATACAATTATTTTCAGGTTCAAACTCTCTTGGTGGTGGACAAGCAGTTCTAGGTATTGCCAATGCAAACGTTGTTCCAACATCTAACCCAACTGGTGGAGGCATCTTGTATGTTGAATCAGGTGCTTTAAAGTATCGTGGTTCATCAGGGACCGTAACCGTAATCGCAAACGCATAAGGAAAACAAATGACATTCAACGTATCTCCAGAAGTAAAGGCTCAACTACTAACTGAGCGCATTCAAGCTCTAAACCTTGAGGGTTATCAGAATGAGTTAAATCTCAAGTCTGCTGAGGCATTGGGTAATCAAGAAGTTATTGATCAGGCACAGGCTAACATCGCTGTTATTGTTTCTGCTATTGCAGTGCATGAAGCAGAGCTTGCAGATTTAGCGTAACAACTGTTTTGATAAACTTGCTCTTATGAGTAAGTATGTTGAACCTTTTAGCCCGAAACTTCGTAACGATGAGTTTGGCAATCTAGCACCTTATAGGAACGGTCGCCCACACAGGGGACAAGACTGGAGTCCAAAAGAACTTAGTCCTATCAAGGCAAGTGCTTCAGGCACAGTGTTTGCTTCAGAGTGGTCAGATGTCTTGGGCTGGTATGTGACCTATTCTGCAGTGCTAACAGACAATAAGGGTAAAGTGCATAACGTCTTTATTCAGGATGCTCACCTGGCAAAGAAATCAGATCTAGTCAAGGGTGACAAAGTTGTTGCAGGCGTAACAGTTGTAGGCAAAGTTGGTGGGGGCAAATACAAGTCAGGTTCAGCTTCAACAGGTGCTCACCTACATCAAACAATCGGCAAAGCAAACAAGTCATGGTCAAATCCTGATGTGCATTTAGCACCTTACAGCAACCTACTCAATCCACTAAGTTTCGTATAAAGGAAATCATGAAGAACACAATTCAAACACGTATCAAAGCTGTAACCGATGTTCTTGCAATTCTTGCTTGGCGTGGGTTCGGTATCTTCCTGTTTATCTTAGGTGGATCTGCTGGTGTGGGTGCAGCGTTGACAGGTAACTGGTTAGATGGTGTGATTATTGCTTGGGGAACACTCATGATCGGTGTTATTGGGGCTATCGGATATGCGATTGCAACTACAGGCACAGTCACTAAGGCTGATGTTGCTAAAGCAAGCAACGATGCTATTCAGAAGGCAGAGAAACAAGCCGAAACAAAGAAGTAAATGAAACTAAAGTTTCTTGCAGCAACATTCTTTTCTCTAGTTTTCGCTTTCTGGCCTGTTGCCTTAGTTCACGCTGACACTCCAGGCTTAAAAGTTGAAGTCTATACTTTTGACCCTTCAGCCCTACCTGACCGCATGCCCTACGAACTTTGTGCTACCGGTGTAACATCTGTGCCTAACATCAACTTTGACGTGGGTGGAGATGTTGTTGCCGAATGTCAAGCAGACTTCGTGCTAATACATTATTCAGGTTATCTAACACTAGATAGAACAGGGCTTGTTTCTTTACAGTCTTGGGCTGACGATGGTTTCTATTTGACCCTTGATGGGCAAGTTGTTATTGATGACTGGCGTTTGAAAGGCTGTTCAGGTTCTTCAGCTGTGATCTCTGCAACTGCAGGTGTCAGCATGAAACTTGATGCTTGGTTTTATGAGTACGGTGGTGGGGCTTGTAACATCCTGCGAGCAGACGGAATGGACATACCCGATTCTGCGTTTACGCATGAAATCAAATCTCCACCTATACCTGTAACGCCTGAACTTGATGCACCATACAATTTGCAGGCTGTAATTGTTGATGATGGTGTGCAACTGACTTGGGGTTGGGATGCGACAGAAACCCCTGTTGAGCGTTTTGGTGTGTTTTGGACTTATGACGGTTTACCTGGCTGGAGTATCGCTTCATTGAAACCTGAATCTGTTGTTACAGGATTGCCTGAAGATACTGATGTGACGTTTTGGGTTAGATCTGATAATGACAGTCTTGCAGTGTATTCACCTATTTCAGAGCAGGTGACTATTCGAACCCCTAAACCTGTAATTGTTGACCCTGTAGACCCTGTAGAGCCACCTGTTGATCCTGTTGACCCACCAATTGACCCTGTGGAGCCTGTAGAGCCTGTTCCTACCCCTGAACCAACCCCAGACCCAGAGCCAACCCCTGAACCTGTTGTAGAGCCTGTAGAGCCTGTTTTGCCTGAACCTGAAATAGTGGAGATTCTTACCCCACAAGAGCAACAGGCTGCACTCATGGAAATCCTTATGGAAGAAGCACAAGCAGACGATATTCAAGTGCCTGAAGAATTAGCAGAAATACCGTTGCTAGGTGATACAGCTGTTGCAGTGATCAATGCAATCAACTTTATAGGCAACGTTGGGGCAGACATGACCCCTGCAGTTCGTGAACAAGCTGAACAGTCAGTTGTTGCAGCTGTAATCGTGACACAGATAGCCCAATTTTCTGCTCAAACCGCTGTGGCTTCGGCAGTAACTACGACATCAAGTGCAACACCAAGACTAAGGAGATAAAACAATGAACTTTCTGAAAGACATTCTGGGTCAACTTTGGACTCTGTTAGGCATGTTTGTCGCATGGATCGTGTTGGAAGGCTCAGCTAAGACTGTTATCGGGTATTGCATACTTGCAAGCCTGTTTATTTGGGTTGTGTCTTACAAAATACGCAACAGGGACTAATCCTGCTCGTAACGCCTAATCTTTCTACGCTGGTCAGGTGTTGTGCCACCCCAAACACCATGTTCTTCAAACATCCCCACCTTTAGGCACTTATCCATAACTGGGCATCGTAAACAGATTTCACGTGCAGTTTCAATAGCAACGTTTTTTAGTCTGGCATCACCTGGCTGACCTAAGTCTTCAGGAAAAAAGATTTCAGGAACTTTCTCGCACTCCACGCCCCCAATGTCGGTTATAGCTTCGTGCAGATCTAAAGTGATTCGGTTGAGCCATAGTTTGTCAGTGGTCATACATAAACTCTAGGTATGAGTAACGACAAAATACAGCAAATCCTTGAAACTGCTATCAGTTTAGGTACACACGCAAATCAATCTCCAGAATGGTATGCACTACGCAATCAGCCTGGAGTTATCTCAGGTTCAGAAATCGGCACTATTCTTGGGCTGTCACCTTGGACTTCAGCAATCACTTTGTGGGCAGAGAAAACAGGTAAACTTGAACGCTCTGTCACGCCTAATACTGCGATGCGTTTAGGGACACTTGTTGAACCTGCAATCCGTCAGCTATACATTGAGTCACATCCTGATCATGTTGTTGAAGAAGTTGGTACTTACGCTAAGGCAGGTGCAGAGTGGATTCACGCTAACCCTGATGGGGTCTGTTTAGACGAAAATGAGCAAGGCTACATTCTTGAAATCAAACACACAGCGACCTACTGGGATGCTATACCTGAACATTACAGAGCACAGGTTTACTGGTACATGTATGTTTTTGGTTTGCGTAAAGCAGTGTTTGCTGTAGTCAATGCAGGCAGATACAAAGAGTATGAACTTCTTTGGGATGACTTTGAGTTTGATGCAATCCTGCAACAAGTCAACAAGTTTAGATCCTACGTGTTAGACAACATTCAACCTGACTGGGATGGTTCAGAATCAACCTATGAAACTGTTAGACAGCTCGCCCCAGGTATTGAAGCACGTGATGAAGATTTAGGCACTCTAGGCATTGAACTGGTCAACGCTCAAACATCTTTTGATGCAGCTGAAACACATCTGCGAGAAATGAAGTCTAGGGTTATCGGGGCTTTGAACGGTGCAAAATCTGGAAGTGTTGAAGGTCAAGTCGTTGCGACACTATCTCAAAGGGGTAACTCTGCCCCATATCTAACAATAAAGAAGGCAAAATAATGAAAATAAGTGATGTAAAAGGTCTAACTGTAGGCAACAAGGTAGCCATAGTTATCCGTAATCAATCAAGCAAAAGCACAGAAGTTTCCGGTATCTGCTCAGGCGTACAAGTCTTAGACTCAGGCAGTGTAGGCATTACCCTGTATGGTTTGACTCAGTGGATTTGGTTAGAGAAGAACATGAGCGTAACTTGGAGCGATAACTAATGGCACACTTCAACTTATCTGAGTATCAGACTGTCCAGGAGAGAGTTGACCTGTTCTGGAGCAGGCACAGTCAAGGCAGATTGAACCTAGAACTTGTAAGCATGACCCCAGAGCAAGTCGTATTCAAAGCAGAAGTGTATTTACACAAAGATGATCTCTATCCTGCAACCGTTGACTTCGCTGAAGAACGCCTAGGCAGTTCACCTGTAAACAAAACATCCTTTGTTGAAAACTGTGCAACGTCAGCTCTAGGTAGAGCAATCTCGATGCTTGGTGGAGAGTTCAGCCCTAAAGGTAAACGCCCTAGTCAGCAAGAAATGAGCAAGGTTCAACGCTTATCAACGCCTGAAGTAGCTCGTAACTGGCAAGCTGCACTAGATAACATCAACGACATTGAAGGCTTGCGATCACTTTACAACGAAGCGAAACAGGGTAAAGCCCCTAATGCTATTCTGGAAGCAATCAAGGGTAAGGCCGATGGAATCACTGGAGCTGCTTCAAACAATTAGCGTACTCTCTGCACACATCAGGGAGTTAGGTGAACTTGTTGTGTCCTTGACAGATGACCCGATACTGCGTGGCAAAACGCTAGTCAGGCTAAATGAGCAGACTATTAGACTCAACACGCTGATAAGTTTTATGGATTAGGTGTTTCAACGGTATCTGTGGTTAGATACTGTCTATGACTCGGACTCAATGGGATATTGCTAACGAAATACTTTACTGCCTTAGATGTGGCATAGAAGTTTCGGGTGAGCAAGTTTATAAACGCAAAATACGCAACGCAGTTAACCCTGAATGGTGTCGTGACTGTCGTGATGATCGCCCTGAAATACGCAAAGACTACAACTGGAAGCACCCTGTATTGGGGATGATTCACTGCTGGCTTTGGGATGGTGAGCTGAACGATGATTGGCTGCCTATTGATGAGCATGGGGAGTTGTTTCGCCCAGGGGAAAGACTTTGTGGCAAGAAGGACTGTGTCAAGAAAGCACACATCATTGAAAAGGATGCTAGTGTGTCAGATAAGATAAAAGTGGAGTCAGCCCTAGGAAAGAACTGACCCCACATAACCGATAACCAAACTATCGGCTTTCTCATTCTAGCAGTGAGTAGCCGTTGAAAGGCTACAAATGAAACAACCTGCTAACAGTTTTGAAGCTGTAAAACTCGTTCTAGATAAAGCACCTAAAGATTTGACTATGATTCAAAGACTTGTGCTGATCCAAATCGCCCACCATTACCCCACCCCACATCTCTCTCAGAAGACTCTTGCAGCTGAAATCGGTGCTAAGCGTGTTGACACTGTAAATCGTGCTGTTCAGGCTTTAGTGAAGCGTGATTTGTTGATTGTGAAACGTCAGGGGCAGGCTAGAGCTAACAAGTATGAGTTGAATTACGGTTCTAACGTATACGCTCAAACCGCATCCGTGACTACACGCCAAACCGTAAGTCATGTATACGGTCAAACCGTACTTAAACAAACAAGTAACAAAAAAGAAAACAAAGAACGTTTTTTTGATTTTTTAGGGAACTTCCCAAACATGACTGTTGATGAAGCCAAGGTCTATCGTGCCTGGTCGAAAGCACTCCTAAAAGGCACTAGTGAAGATTTACTTGTTACTGCTTCGCAGGCTAATAGGGAAATGCTTGAACCTGATGCTTGGTTGAACTTTGAGAAGTGGAAGAGCTATAAACCTGAGATTGATGAGATTGCAATGCTAAGAGAAAGAAGTATCTAATGAATAATTTTGAACACTTGAATGAAAGACGTGTTTTGGGTGGCTTGATGGAGTTAGGTGATGAAGCCTATGTTGAGTTGGATTGGGATGAAAAGTATTTTGATAACACTGCTAACAGGCAGATTATGCAGCTGATTCTTGCTCAGATGGATGATGATTTGCCTTATGACAGATTTACCGTTGGGGTTATGGGGCAGAGAAAGGTCAGTAATAGTTTGTATTACGACATTTTGAGTTGCTGGGAAGATAAGGCTTTTACTTTGGTGGATCTAAAGTTTTGGCATGAGTTAGTTGTTCAGGCTTGGCAGAAGCGTGAGCGTGAGTTGCAGGCGAAGATTATTATTGAGAACCCTGATAAGGCTGCTGAAGCTATCCAGGCTATTGCAGAGTTGCAGTCTGTGTCTGTGGCTGGCGATGTTTTGAAGACTGTTCAGGAAGATTATGATGAGCATTTGCAGGTTCGTGAAGATGGTGTTGCTTTGTTGCCTACAGGTGAGCCTGCTATAGATAAGTTGCTGGGTGGTGGTTGGCGTGCAGGTATTTATGGTGTTGCTGGTCGCCCTAAGCAGGGTAAGTCTATGGTTATGCTTCATTTTGCTCGTAAGCTCGCTGAGCAGGGTAAGAACGTTTTGTTTGTTTCTTATGAGATGGATAAGCATCAGGTTTATGACCGTTTGCAAGCTGCAGTGTTTGGCATTGACAGTAATTTGATTGCTAAGAATGAGCTTGATTCTGAGAATGAGAAAGATAAGGTTTGGAATCGAGATAAGGTCCGTTTTGGTGTGGGTGAGATGCCTAAGAACCTTATTGTTGTGAACCCTGTTGATCGTGACGTGACTGCTTTGCATAGGTTGATTAAGCGTACTAAGCAGAAGTTGGGTGGGTTGGATGCTGTGTTCGTTGATTACGCTCAGATTATGACGTTACCTAAGCATGGTGGTAATGATGCTGAGATGCACGCTGCTTTGTCTAGTCGTTTGCAACAGATGGCTATGCAGGTTGCTATGCCTGTGATTACTGGTTTGCAGTTGCGTAAGCCTGATACTTTGAACGATAAGAAAGCCCCTGGCACTAATGACATTGCTGGTAGCGATAAGTATGCTCGTGATGTGGTGGGTATTCTTTACATTATTAGATCTCACAGGGAAGGTGATGACCCGATGGGTATAGGCAGTGAGATGCTGTTGAAACTTGGTACGTCTAGGTTTACCCCTGATGGTTCGGCTAGGTTTATAGCTGAAGATAAGTTCAGTCGTATTGTGCACAAGGAATGGAGATAGGTGCAAGATAATCAGGTTGAGTGTTACAGGTGTGGGTTTAAGTGGGTTGTGAACGCTGAGAAGCGTGGCAGGAAAGACTTAAAATGTATTAGCTGCAGAGTCAAGCCTGCAACAACGATTCAATACGGTAAGTTGCGTTGTACCCCACATCAGGGCAGTCTTGATGCTGATCTAAATCCGATTGACAGTAAGGGCAGAATCGTGTTGCCTGGGGTTAGGGTTTGTGGTCATAGGGACTGTGTGAACCCTACACATATTGTCAGCGATTAGCACTACAATAAATCTGCAACACTAAAACAAAATAAATCAAACCTACGCATTAGAGAAAGAAGTTCAAATGGCAGTTGTAAAAGTTTCAGGTAAAGTTTCAAAAGTATTCGGGGCAAGTAATCAGGGTTTATCTTTGGTTGAGTCCTACAAGTCTGCAACCGGTGAAGACTACACTCGCACCTACACAGTTTGGTTTGCTGTAGCTCACAATGTGCCTGAAGGTGCAGAAGTTACTGTGTACGGTCAGTTGAGCACCAAGATTGAAGATTACGAAGATCGTAACGGACAGCCTGCACGTAAAGTCAAGCTTGACATCAACAACGCTCAAATTGATGTTCCACCTGCTCCCCCAGTTACTAACGCTCCGTTCTAAATTATGCGTCAATGGATTGTAGGTTTTCTCTTTGGCCTACTTTTCATAGTCAACGCAATTTTCACAAGTCAACCCCTATCAGCCATAAATGGTTTGGTAGGGGTTTTCTGCTGGGGTGTGATTATTCTTAATTACTATGGCAAGAAATAGTTTCAGTTTCACAGTCTTCGGTTACGAGCCACGCCCACAGGGTAGCAAGAAGTATGTGGGCAGTAGGCGTACTGCTGCAGGTAACAGTATTCCTTTGATTATTGAAGCTTCACCTGGGTTGCCTGTTTGGCGTAAAGCAGTCAGTGATGCTGTGATTCAGGGGATGCAGGATTCAGGTGATCTAAGCAAGTTTGAAGGTGCTCTAAAAGTTGAAGCAGTCTTTTATGTGACACGTAAGCCCACAGTCAAAAGAGCGTTCCCTACAGTCCCACCTGATGTTGATAAACTTGCTAGAAGTTTGCTTGACAGCTGTAAACCTGTTTGGGGTGATGACAGCCAAGTTGTACGCCTTGAAGTGTCTAAGAAGTATGCGACAGGTCAGCCAGGCGTGGCTGTGACTATCACTAATTACAGCGAATCTGTATAGTTTTAGCCTGTTTCTATGCAGGTAACGCTTTGATAACAGTGCGACACGCCAGACAAATAAAGTTGTTGTTTTTGTCCTAAAACTGCTAATCTGAACACATCAGCCAAAAGGTTGAGTTCGGACAAACAAAGGAACAGAAAATGAATACAGCAGTTTACACTGGCCCTAAGGGCAGAGAGAACGAAATCTGGTCAACAGCTTTAGGAAACCTAGTTTGTGTTTCTGATAGATGCATGGGTAGCAGATTGTTTAGCGAGATTGGCAACAACATCCGTCAGGGCAAGACTTTTGATGGTGCATACAGATTTACAGCAGATGAGAGAGCCTACATGAAGGACTTCTTGATCAACGAATGTGGCGAGTCACGCCCAACTTGCGAATGTAAAAGAGTGGAGTTCTAAAGATGACTAAAGAACAAATCTGGCAACTACTAGAAATCTACAAGCAGATGCAGTCTGCTAACACGATGATTGCTTACGGTAACGCTTTTGAAGAACTCCATGAGTTCATTGAAGAACATTGCCTGAAAGTTGGTGCATAATGCAGACAGAACTATTTTTGAAAACTGTTGATGCATACAAAGCATGGATTGCTACAGGCATGAATCACAGAGAGTTTAGTGACCTTTATGAAGCGTGGGATGAAGCAGTTTTTGCCTACGCTAAGAGCATGGGGATTGCACGTAGATACGCTGCAGATCATGTTTTTGAAGCTGTGAAAGTTGAAGGTGTCTAATGAGAGTTTTATTAGGTTTCATTATTCTTGCTGTAGTCACTTTGGCTGGGCTGTATCTTCTAGCGTTTACTTGGAGTGTGCTTGAACCGATTCTGACTCACCCAATTGCAACGATTATCTTTATCGGTTTGTTTGTGTTGTTTGCTGTTCGCCTGTTCAAAGCGAGCCAAAGATGAAGAAACTAACTGATGAACGTAAGGCAGTTGTTGAAGCTGCAATCTTATCCGGCAGGGCTGCTTATGAAGATTACAAGGCTAAGCAACTAACTACCTTCAGCGATGAAGGCCGAAAGATTATCAAGGGTTACTGGGATGCTCAGGCTGTGATTCTTGACACGCTCTCAACGAGTATGTCTAGGACTGATGATCTGATTGCAGGGAAGATTACCCTGGATGATTTGTATAACGAAGATGGTACAGCTAGGAAGGTTGGAAGATGAGTGAGTCTATTCGTTACGAGAGTGCAGAGCGTGTTCGTGACTTTTATCGTGAGCAGGGCAGGAAGCAGGAGCGTGAACGCATTGTTGAACTGCTTCTAGATCTAAATGTTGTTAGGCGATGTGCTGCAACAAACAAGCTCGTAGCAGTTACTACTGATATGGAGCAGGTTGTTTATTTGACAGGGTTTGAAGATGCATAAAGAACCTAACGATGTTTTGGTTATGACTACTTGTAAATGTCGTGAAAACACTAAGAACCTAGTTATGACTAGAACCTATTTCAACGAGATGCTTCAAAACAAGATTGCTTGGGGTGCAGAGCAGGAGCGTAAACGCATTATTAACTTGCTAGAACAGTCACAGATAACCAGTGTTGAAATCATGGATAGTGATTTTGAGCCAAGAGAAATAAAGGTGCGTTGCGAGTCAGTTAGGGCAGATTTGCTTATTGCTCTTATCAAGGAAGGTTCTAAATGAGTGATCTAACTAAGAAGGAGTCTGCATACTTTATTGCTTCAGCTATTGCAGCGTTAGCGATTCTTATCGGGATTCTGTCATTTTGGGGTAGCACTCAACCTAAATGCTGGGAGCAGTACGACACTGAAGTTCAAGCCATTGAAATGTGTGAGCAGTGAAACGCATAAAGATAGATCACAAACTCATGATTTACCCTGTAAGGCTTTATGTGGCTGATGCAGTGTTTATTTGGCAAATGAACGAAAAGGTCAAGCAAGAAGTGTTCGCTGAACAGGATAAGGCGTTGCAAGTGCTTAGACTAGAAACAGGTTTCTCACGTAAAAGGTGTTTAGAGATTTTACGGGGGACTAAGCAGCTGGATGATTTTCCAGTTCGCCCAGGCTATAACGTGGAGAGAAGGAACATAAATGAGCTGTAATAACTGTGTTGATGGCTGTCAGTGTGCTCGTGTGCAGGCTGTAAACATCTTTAGCAAGGACTACAAGGCAGGTGTTTTGAAGGGGCGTACTGATGAAGCTGCAAGAACGTCAGATGCCCTGATTGAGTTAGAGCGAGCACAAGTTATCTCTAACGCTCAGATGCAGGCCATCTTTGACCTAGTGTTGGAGAAACTTACTGATGCTGTGGACATTGACTGATGCTAGAGCTAATTATTGTGATGCTAATAATTCTGGTTACCGGATTTATTTTGATGATGCTTACTAGTATCTTTCTGGCGTATGTTACGCAGGCTGATTACGTTGATGAGTTAGATCCGTTGAACGATGATGACTAGGGCTATAGACGAAGCAGTTGAGTTGCTTCGAGATAAGAATCTGGTTTGGGGTTCAGACTTTGACGGGATTCGTTATCAGTTAGCAGATTTGTTGCTTGTTTCGGCTGCTCAGGGCGATGTTATGCAGACTTTGGCAGATAACCTGGCTAAAAGACTTATCAGCCCTTATTCGGCTGAAGTTAGTTATGACCCTAATCTGGAGAAGCGTAATGCTTGAAGATCTATCGCTACCAATCAGACAGTTTCCATGTCGCATAAGAACAGCGAAAAGTGACTTATCTGAGCAGGATGCAACAATTTTAGAGTCAGCTGTAATGAACCCTGAATGGCCTTGTGGCACTCTACAAAATCAACTTGCAAGCAAAGGCCTTGCTGTGTCAGAGAAAAGCATCAAGAAGCACAGAGAGAAGCGTTGCTCATGTTGGAAGACTTAGTTACCCCTGCACCTAAAGTTCAAGCCCCTGAGGGTTGGAGTCCGTCAGTTGTATTTGATGGCGATGGTGGGGAAGCGACTCTGCCAAGCGTTGAAGGTGACACTCCTGCAGACATTGATGGGTTCTTGCGTGAAGCAGGTATCAACCCTGATGAGATTGAGATTGTAGGCGAACCAAGAATTAGCAGATGGCAGGTTGCTAGACCCTTTCCACTTGAACCTGCATGGCATACAGCTGTGCGTGTGCGTTGGAGAAGAAAAGGCATAACTAAAGATTTGCCCTTGCTCTACTCTCTGGCTAAGAAAACTAAGCCACCGGTAGTCAAGCCTGTTGCACCTGGCAAGGCGTTAGTTGTGCTGTGGTCAGATTTGCAGGTTGGGAAGGTAGATCACAGGGGTGGGGTTGAAGCTCTAATCCAGCGTGTAGAAGAAACTCAAGAACGACTTATCGCTTTGGTCAAGAAAACTAAACCTGAACGAATCGTGTTTTGTGATGTAGGCGATTCTATCGAAGGCTTTCAGAATGTCGCTGACCTGCACCAGCTTGCAACAAATGACCTGAGTTTGATGCAACAGGTTGATCTCTTTACTTCAATGACATGGACTGTTTTGAAGGCTCTCAGCAAGTATGCCCCGATTACTTATCTGAGCGTAGGTTCTAATCACTGTCAGTTCAGGGTCAGTAAACAGCGTGTAGGTTCTGCAACTGATGACTGGGGTATTCATGTGGGTAGGACACTTGCCAGGTTGAGCAAAGAAGTGGGGCTTGACATAACTTTTCACGAACCTGCAAAGCATGATGAGTCACTTGCCTACGATGTATTTCAAGACGGTGGATTTCACGTGTTAGGTATGGTTCATGGACATCAGGCAAACAACCCAAACATGATTCCTGATTGGTGGCGTAAACAGTCATTCGGTAAGCAGTCAGTAACAGCTGCAACAGTCTTAGTGTCAGGTCACTTCCACCATCTAAGAGTTCAAGAGTTAGGATCTACAAGCAGGGGAACATCACGCTTCTGGGTTCAGGCTGCAACGCTTGACAACGGAAGTAACTGGTGGCGTTTGAACAGTGGTGAAGATAGCACTCCTGGACTGGTTTGTTTCGTGTTAGAGCGTGACACAGACTTTACAGGTACAGTATTTAAGTTATAGGGGCTGGAATGGTTTTCGACAGTCTGTAAAGCCACAAGTGGAAGCAGATTGGACTAGGGTTCGACTCCCTACAGCTCCACGCATAGTTAGGAAGGACAAACATGCCTGCATACAAGTATCACTGCATTGAATGTAATGAGATAGAAGTCATGGTCTTTGAGCTAAATCAAGTTCACACTGCACCTTTATGCCCGAAGTGTGATAAGCCTATGGTTAGACTGTTTGGGTTGCAAACTATTCGCTTCATTGGTGGCGGATGGGGTAAGGATGCCCGATGAGCATAAAAGTAACCGCAATCGTAGTTATGATTCTTAGCCTAAATCTAGGCACAAACACAGT